ATGAGCCTGGACCACTATCAGGCCCCGGCCAGGAACTTGGCGCTCAAGCACTGCAAGAAGTTCGACCGAGCCTTAGACGTGGGTGCCCATATCGGCCTCTGGTCAAAGCATCTTTGTCAGAAGTTCAATGACGTGATCGCTTTCGAGCCGGTTGAGGCTCATCGCGAGTGCATCTTTGAAAATATTGACGCGCTGAACTTCTCCTGTGAGCCTTACGCCATCGGGGCCAGCAACGGCACCATTGGAATGCACATCGCAAAAGACTGCTCCGGCGGTTCCCACGTCGAGCCCGGAACCGGCGTCAATGTCAGGGCGCTGGATGACATAGATTTTGATACCGTCGATTTTATCAAGATGGACGTGGAAGGGTATGAGTTGTTCGCGCTCAAGGGCGCGGTCGAGACACTGGAAAAACACAAGCCCGTTGTCGTCATCGAGCAGAAAAAGAACATCCACTTTGGATTACCGCAATACGCCGCCAGTGATTTTCTCAAGTCGCTTGGCGCGAAGGAAATCGGTAGGGCGGTTGACGATTGGGTGTTCGCCTGGTGAAGCCGGTTGTTTATACAACCGAAGGCCCATGGTCGCAGATCGCACCGTATTTAGCCAAGGGCATCGGGTGCCCCTTGGTCCCAAAGGATATGGGGCTGCAACCCAACACCATCGGCTTCATGTGGGGGCTGCTTCGTGGAAGTCCAGAACTCATCAAAGCGTCGATACAAAGTTTCCAACCCTGGTTCTACCTGGACCATGGTTACTTTCACCGCGGTCATTATAGCGGTCATTACCGAGTCACCTACTGCGACTTTCAACAGAGACAATTGATTGAAAGGCCGGACGACCGATGGAAAAAGCTTGGCGTCTCGCTTATGCCCTGGAGGAGTGGACGAAAGATTATAGTCTGTCCGCCATCGGATCATGTAGCGAGGATATTTGGGCTACAGAAGTGGGAGCAGACCACGCTGGCAGCCCTCAAGACGCATACCGGCAGACCGATTGTGGTGAGGCGCAAGACGGACCCGACACCTTTCCGCGAATCCCTGAAAGACGCGCATTGTCTGGTGACGGAAAGCTCGATTGCCGCTGTGGAAGCTTTGACCTTGGGAGTCCCTGTGTTTGTCAGTCCGAACTCGGCAGCCGCGCCCGCAGGACTTTCAGACTTCACGAAGATTGAGTCCCCAATTTATCCCGACAGAGAACCGTGGGCGCGCTCACTAGCCTACGGGCAGTTCACTAGAGAAGAAATGAAGGATGGAACCGCGTGGCGCGTCTTGTCGCCTTCTATGACGGGTTAAGGAGCCCCTGCACTTATGACTTCGTATGTTTTGCCTCGCTCGCTAAGACAGCGGCTCATGGATCGCCTGTCCACTTTGTTTTCGTCCCAAGGGAAGACGGCACAAGATCGAAGCCCGGCAAGTTTGACCCGGACGAGGCGGAGTATCGTTTCCGACATATTGTACTTGAGGCAGCTCCGTTCTTTGGCACGTTCACAATATGCCAGACCAGGGAAGAGGCGAAAGCCTACGAAGGCGGAGATACATTCCCCGTAGGATACTCAGTAGAGAATCCTGTTTTTAATTATCAGATGAACGGGGTCATTGATCTTATAGACCAGGGCCACAAGATGGCTGGTCCTAAGCCGACAGCTAAGGCGGTTGCCTATGTGGCCAACTACCTCGCCGGCATAGACCCTATCGTGGTCACGATTCGAAATTCGCGCCACCCCGTCAGAAACTCTACGGGCGAAGCATGGGATGAGTTCGCGGAAAAGAACGATGTGGTTTTCGTGCCCGATACAGACGATGCGTTCGGCTTGTATCCGCATCACAGGTTGTTCACTCAGGCCGCCGTCAACATGGACATTCGCCTAGCCCTCTACAGTCAGGCCAAACTGAACTGCTTCACATCGAACGGATGCGGAGTCCTCTGCTGGTTCACAGACTATCCCTATCTCTGGTTCAAAGCCGGGGGTGACGGGTACATGGATAAAGCGGAGTGGGACAAACTGAAAGTGCCTTACGGAACACAGCCTAAATTCATCGGGCCGAACCAAAGGTGGGTTTGGGAGCCTGACAACCTAGACGTGATCGAGAGGGAAGTTGCAAATATATTGCGGGTATGACTCCCGAGAAGCCGACGCATACAAAGTTTGCGAAGCCTCCATCCAGCGATTCTCCCATCATTGCATCACGCCATTAAAAGAGATCGGACTGAGGGTTTCGGGATTATACGATAGGCCCTATACGGTCACGGGTTCACAGCGATACGACACAAGAGATACCAAGCCCTTTAGTACCGAGTTCAGCTTCACAAGATTTCTCGTCCCCGCGCTCAACCAATACGAAGGCTGGGCGCTTTTTTGTGACTGCGATTTTTTGTTTAGAGCCGACCCGAAAGAGCTGCTTCCGCTGTGTGATGACAAATTTGCCATAATGTGCGTGAAGCACGATTACCGGCCCACTGAAACAATAAAGATGGACAACCAGGTCCAGCAGGCTTACCCGCGCAAAAACTGGTCGAGTTTGGTTCTGTGGAACTGCGGGCACGAGATGAATCGAAAGATGACGCCCAAGGCGGTCAACTTCATGCCTGGGTCGTTTCTCCATGCTTTTAAGTGGCTGAAAGACGAACACATCGGATCGATCCCGGAAAAGTGGAATTGGCTGGAAGGCCACTCACACTTGGGCATTGATCCGAAAGCGGTTCATTTTACCAGGGGCGTTCCTTCAATGCCCGGTTACGAAAACGTCCCGTACGCGGATGAATGGCGGAGCTATTTATGAGCATATCAACCTTCGCCGAAGTCAAAACAGCGGTTGCGGATTATCTCGCCCGCTCGGACCTGACTGACTACATCCCCGATTTCATCGTCGGGGCGGAGACTCGTATTGCCTATGGTTATAGTGAACCTGGGCAGCCTCTCTACAGCCCTCCCTTGCGTGTACGCGCGATGGAGACTGTTGCCACCCTCACACCATCATCCGGTGCGGTAACGATCCCCACGGGATTCCTGGGGCTCAAGAGCATCTACGAGGCCGCGTCCCAAACCAGCGTACTGGAACAAACGACTCCAGAAGTGTTTTACGGGCAGCACATGGGCTCCAGTTATTCCCGTGGATTCTACATCATCGAAGGCGATAACATCATCGTCGGGAATGGGGTCACTTCGGACGTTCGGATCGTCTATTACAAGAAGTTCGATCCCCTGGCCACAGCATCGCCTGTCCCTTGGTTATTGACCGAAGCGCCGCATTTGTACGTCTATGGTGCCTTGTTGGAAGCGGCTCCCTTCCTCCGACAAGACCCGCGAATCGAAACATGGGGTGCGCTGTTCGCTGCTGGGATTAAGGGCCTCAATGCCGCCGACAAAAAGGACCGTTGGGGCGGGTCCGCTTTGGCGATGCGTAGAGCGTGATTATACCCTTCGGCGACTGGACCCCAGATAGGCCTGAACTCGGAAACACGGCGACGATCGCGCTCAATTGCATTCCAAGATCGTCGGGGACGTATGGGCCGTTTGGTGATCTGGCGGCTTACTCCGCTTCCCTCGGAGCGAGGTGCCAGGGCGCCTATTCAGGAAAGGACAATTCCGGTGCGGTGGCTAATTTTGCCGGGGATGTGTCGGCGCTTTACAAGCTGAGTAGTGTAACCTGGTCCGCCGCCTCCCGTACTGCGGGGTATACCACCTCAGCGGAGGAATCCTGGCGGTTCTGTCAATTCGGAAATCGGGTTCTCGCGACGAACTATGCCGATGAGGTGCAGAGCTACGTTATCGGCTCATCCAGTACATTCCAGAATCTCGCGACCCTCGCCCCGAAAGCACGTCATTGCGCGCTGCTCGATCCTGGATTTGTCGTTCTCGGAAATACCAATGACGCGACCGATGGGGCCGTTTCAAACCGTGTGTGGTGGTCGAGTTATGCCGATCCCACGGGCTGGCCGACGATAGGCTCAGCGACAGCGGAGGCCACGCAAAGCGATTACAACGACCTCCCTTATGGTGGAGGTGTAAACGGCATCATCGGCGCTGTGGGTGGCGCGGCTGGGTTGATCTTTTGCGAGTCGGCGATTTATCGAGTGGACTACGAGGGGCCTCCGACCGTATTTCGATTCACTTGTATCGAACGTCAACGGGGAACGCCGGCCCCTAATTCGATTGTCAATATCGGGCCGTTCGCGGCTTTCTTAGGACCGGACGGTTTCTATCTCAACGATGGTCAGCAGAGTCGCCCGATCGGAGCGGGGAAGGTCGATAAGACATTCTATGCGGATTTGAACCAGAGTTATTTCGACCGTGTGTATGGCGCTGTCGATCCGATTAATAAGCTGATCATCTGGGTGTATCCATCAACGGGGTCGGCTCTGGGGTTGTGCGATTCAGCTCTAATCTACTCCTGGGAGTCGGATCGCTGGTCGAAAGCGGAAATTGACTGCGAGTTGATTTTTAGGGCGCTGTCGAGTTCAACGACTCTGGAACAATTGGACGCCCTCGGGTTTACTCTAGATACACTGCCATTTTCCCTGGACTCCCGCGCATGGTTGGGTGGGGCTCTGCTGCTCGCCGCTTTTGGGACTACGCATAAATATTCGGTCTTCAGCGGGTCGAATCTGGAAGCGACGTTTGAAACTGGTGAGTTCGAGAACAGCGGGCAGTTGGTCTACGTCTCCAGCGTCCGCGCGATGATTGATGGCGGTGTCCCGACTGTCTCTATAGGGCACAGAAGCACTCCGCAGGCTGTCGTGACTTACGCCACGGCGACCTCGGCCGGCGATGACGGGACGTGTCCGCAACATATTTCAGCAAGATACACGCGGGCGAAAGTGACGATCCCTGCCGCCTCTAGCTGGACACATGCGATCGGCATCCAACCAGAGGTTGTTCCTGAGGGGGCGAGGTGAGCGTTTTTAGTTTCCCCAAGGCTCCCGAGGGTGCTGTTGGTGAAGACCCCAAATCAATGCTTCAAGCCCTTCGCAGGGTTGCCGGCGTCCTGAATAGTGCTTTGACCGGGAAGCT